TGGTCACACGCATTTCAAGGACCTGGTGGTTGGTATATTGAAAACAGTTTAACAACATTAAATCAAAAAGATCCTGTAAGTGAAGAAAACACAAGACTATGGAATACAGGCGTTGATAGTGATAAAGAAATCGCTAGAAAACGAAAAAGAAAATTATCATATTACGCTAATATTTTAGTTGTAAGTGATCCAAAACATCCAGAGAATGAAGGTAAAGTTTTCTTATACAAGTTTGGTAAGAAAATCTTTGATAAGATTACCGAGGCAATGCAGCCAGCATTTGAAGATGAAGCGGCGATCAACCCATTTGACTTTTGGAAAGGTGCAAACTTTAAACTAAAGATCAGAAAAGTTGATGGTTATTGGAATTATGATAAATCGGAGTTTGAGGGCGTTTCAGCAGTTGCTGAAAGTGATGACAAGATTAAAGAAATCTGGTCAAAACAGTATCCTCTAAAACCTTTCTTGGCACCTGATAACTTTAAGACCTATGATGAACTCAAAGAGAAACTGAATAGGGTGTTAGCAGGTACGAGAAAAACTGAAACCGTTGACAATGCAGACCTCCCACCGCAAAGTAACGGTTCAGCAAAAAGTATGAACGACTCGGTAGAAGCTAGTGATGATGACGACACAATGTCATATTTTAGTAAATTGGCTGAAGACGAGTAATCTTATCTCTCTCTAGTACATACTTTAAGGGCGCTTTAGGTAACTAAAGCGCTCTTTTTTTTATATAAATATAGCATATGGTTTCAATATTAGATCCACTAGTAGATAAGGCAGGCGGTATACGTAAAACTGCCGCTTGGTATAGAAATGCTGTATCATCAATTGCTGATAGAGTTACTGCTAGAAGACTAATGAGTCAAGGCAAACTGATAGGCAGACCTAGTGTTGGTCGTTTAAATATGTTTGTTTACGACCCTAAATATAAAAAAACATTACCATATTATGATACGTTTCCACTAGTATTACCTATTGAAAGAATACCAGGTGGATTTGCAGGTATAAACTTTCATTATTTAAGACCTGGTGCTAGATTTACTTTGATAGAAAGATTACAAAGATTTGCAACACGAGGTAGAGAGATTACAAGTAGAAATACTTTTGATGTAAGTTATGATAGAGTAAAAAATATACCACTTGTAAAAAATACTATTAAGAAATATTTGTTTTCACACGTAAGAAGTAATTTTTTAAGAGTTGATTTTGATGAAGCGGCATTGGCAGTATATTTGCCTGTTGCACAATTTAAGAAAGGTAGTCCTTACTAATGGCAATATTAAGAGGCGGAAAAAAAATAGGTGGTATTGATGTACGTATCGGTTTACCTAGAGATAGAAGTTTAGATAACGTTACAGGCGACCCACGTTTAAAAAGAACACAAGGTGGTAATCCTGAAACTGTACTAGGTCGTTTTCAATCATACGTAAATGAGGCAGAGGGTTTTGCTAGAAAGGCAAGATACTATGCTGAATTTCAATTACCTAAAGGATTGCCTAACGTTTTAGGAGATATTAATAATCCATTAGGCGATTTNAANTTTGAANNAGAGTCAACTGCCGCTGAAGAAACAGCAGGTTCGTTTCCATCTCAAACAGATTTACTTGCCGTACAACAGGCAAANGGTAGACGTGTACAAGCATTTTGTAGTGCTATAGAAATGCCAAATAGAGAAATGGTACAAAAAGAAGTTAGACACGGTAATAAACCAGCAAGAAAAGTAGTTTACGATTTTAAATCAGATAATATATCTGCTACGTTTTATGCTGATAAGTTTATGAGAGAACGAAGTTATTTTGAATTATGGCAAAAGGCAGCATTAAGTACATCTACATCTTATAATGTGAACTATTATGATAATTATGTTACAAACGTAAATATATTTCAATTAGGTCAATATGCAAGTAGGCAAGAACGAGATGATGTAACATATGGTGTACAATTGATTGACGCCTTTCCAGTAAGTATCGGTGCAGTAGATTATTCTGCTGACGCAAACACTATTCAAACTATAAGTGTTGATTTTTCATTTAGATATTGGATCAATTACTTTATAGATCAATCAGGTAATATAGAATTAGGATCTCCTACAGGTAGAATACCAGAGATCAAAAACAATAGAGGAATTTTTGGTGGTATACTTGGTAAATTACCACCTGAATTGAGAAGAGCAGGACGAGATGTACTAAACGACTTGAAACGTAGAGTACCTTTAGGTAGAGTAACTGGTGGAAGAGCATTCCCACCATTTAAATTACCGCCACTAAATATTTAAATAAGGAGTTATTATGGCGTTACCAATAGTTGAAACACCAAGATATGAGTTGACATTGCCATCACAAGAAGAAAAGGTACAATATAGACCTTTTCTAGTAAAAGAAGAAAAAATCTTGTATATGGCACTTGAATCTGGTGATGAGAAAGAAATGCAACAGGCAACAAAAGATATTTTAAGGTCTGTTACATTTGACAAAATAGATGTAGAAAGTTTACCTACATTTGATGTAGAATATATTTTTTTACAGGTTAGGGCAAAATCTGTAGGAGAAGTAGCAAAGTTTAAAATTATATGTCCTGATGATAAGAAAACCTATGGCGATGTGGAGGTTGATATATCAAAAGTTGAGGTGCAAGTAGATGACGCACATACCAACAATATAGTTTTAGACAAAGAAAGAAAACTAGGTGTTATTATGAAATATCCTAATATGAAAGTGTTATACACTACACAAGGTGTTAAATCACTTAAATATGAAGATATAATAGGATTAATAACAGGTTGTGTTGATTACGTTTATGAGGGTGAAAAGAATTATCCTGCTAGTGAATCATCACCTGAAGAATTAAAGAACTTTTTTGAGTCATTATCTCAAAATCAATTTGCTGAATTGAGAAAGTTTTTTGAAACTATGCCTAGATTAAGACACGAAACAAAAGTGAAGAACCCAAAGACAGGAGTTGAAAGTACAGTTACCTTCAGCGGGTTGCAAGATTTTTTCGGATTGGCCTCTCCCACAATAGCCTAGAGGCGATATTCGAAGTTAATTTTGCATTAATGCAACATCATAAGTATTCGTTGACAGAATTAGAGTCAATGATACCTTGGGAGAGGGACATTTATGTACAGTTGTTGATTAATCATATAAAAGAAGAAAACGAGAGAAAAAAAAGAGATAGGGAGAGAACAAAATGATAGAAGAAAGTAAATCTATTATTAAAAACGTGTGGATATTTTTAAGAGATGAAATACCACAGTTTATGTCTAATTGGAGATTAATACCTAGAATTTTTATGTTGTTATATGGATATGCTTTCTATATGACAATGCAATGGTTTATGGCATTACCAGAACCTAATAACGCACAAGCAGGTTTTGTATCTGTAGTTGTTGGGGCAGGTGCTGCTTGGTTTGGATTATACGTGAACGGAAAACCTAGTAAGATAAAAGAAACAAAGTAATATGGCACTACCAAAAATAGAACCACTTAATACAGAATTTGATATGCCTGAAACAGGCAATGATGTTCAAAGAGAAATTACAAGATTAGGTGAAGTAATCATTGATAAGACTAGTGTAGGTTTAAAAGCTGCTACAAAGGCAGTTATCGGTGATGTACCTAAAATGATACAAGATTTGACAAATGAAATTGAAAGTGGTCCTGTTGACAATTTTGCTTTAGCAATACGTAAATTAATAAAACTAGTAGATGAATTAGGAATTAATTTAAGAGATTATAATAATAATTTAGCTGATACTGTAGAAGAATTTACAGGTACTCAACAAAAATTAGAACAAAAATTAGCAGAGTTGAGAGAAAAAGGTATCAAGGCAGAAATAAATGAAAAAGGTAATGCGATTACAATATTAACACAAAAAGAAATTAAGGCATATGAAAAAGATAGAGAACGAAATGAAAAATCTATCACAGAATTAGAAAAACAAATACAGACTAGAATAACTACCTTAAATCAATTAGATGAAACAGATAAGAAAGGTAGAAAAGAAATAGAAAAAGAAATTAAAACTAGATCAGAAAATATTGAAGGTTTAAAAGAAGAAAACGAACAAATCAATAAGAGAGTTAGCACTACCGCAGATACAGGTAGACAAGATCAAGGATTTGGTAAACTTGCAGAAATTAGAGAAGCATTTATGGTAATACCTGATACCCTTGCTGAAGTTGGTACTTCATTTGCTAATGTAGGTAAAAGTGTATTTGGATTTATTAAAATGTTTAAAGAACCTATGAAGGCATTTAAAAGTATAGGTGCCTCATTAGGTGCAATCGGTAATATATTTAAAACAGCAAGAATATTAATTGCATTGAAAGTATTAGCGGTTGTTGCCGCTATACAATTCTTTGCAGAAAAGATAGACTCAATAGGTAATTTCTTTGTAGGCATATGGGAAAAGATAACAGGTTTTTTTCAAGGTATAGTAGATTGGTTTAAGAACTCTACAGTAGGTAAATTCTTCTTTGGTGGTGATGATGAAGAAGAAGAAAAACAATTGGGCAATAGAGATCCTAAGGCAGGTACAGCAGGTGATATTGCAGGTGAAGCTTCGTTTGCAGACTTTGATGACGGTAACGCACCTGTAAGAAATATGTCAAGTGCTAGATTAGAAGATGGATTAGAAAATCAAGT